CGATTGAAAGAGCCCTGCTCACCGTCATAAAAGCCACCAACCCCCGAAGGAATTGATGACGTGAAGGGACGCTGCAAGAGCGAGGCATGGGCATGCTGAACTGTATCCAGCACATGGTTTGCGGTAGGGCGCGACGTGCGTGCTCCCGACATACGGGGACCGGCAGAACGCCTATTACGGCGGGCACGGCGTCCACGGCGGCGGTTAGGGACTCGCGAAAATGCCAAGTTTTCCAACTTGCGCAGCAACTGGGCAGGCACTTTCGTCATATCTAATCTAGTAGAGAAGGTAGTACTGGATACGCTCTACGGCTGTGTTGTGGTGGGGATTCTGGATCTGTGTGGTTGTTGCGAGACTTTGGGCCCTAAACTCACACTCCATTGCCACTTGCATATCAGGCAATATTCCGAACGCCCGGAAAAGAGAGACTCGGGCCACGGTCTCATCAATGGCAAACCCTCTTGCTCCCTCAACACTCCGCCATGTCCTGGGACCATAGCGGTGCTCATGCACAATCCGCTGCACTTTCTTGTCGTCGGCCGGTGCATTTGCCAACATGCGGTAAAACTCACCCAATATGGGCATCCCCTCATAAAGTGCCAAACCACACACTCCAGTGGCTGCAAGAACATCCTGGAGCTCAGCCCAGTCGAACTTCTCTATAGCGATAGCATCCTGCTTGATGGCCTTGTGAACATTACGGACCATCATGTAGTTGCCACCACCACAGTCGATTGGCTTGCTTGGGCAAAACTCGACTTGCTCCAGGTCAAATGCAGGTGCTTCCACGGTCATCTCATAACCGTAGTGGAGGTGGTGCTGGGGGAGGGCGTCGAGCAGATGTAAATGCTCGCGCTCAATAAACACGCCACAATCATCCCCGTCATCGATGAATCGGTATTTCACGCCCAAAGACTGCAGGAACTTGTGGGTCAAGGCGCACATGATGAGGACATTCCCAAGTGCTGTGTTCATGTCACCGGACATCCGGCAACCCTTCACCTTGTAACGAATGTTGCCGTCACTTGTCGTCGCATAGCCGATGTTGTTGACTTGCCACGTCAAATACTCAGCCAGTTTAGCACAGCCAAAAATCATGTTGTAAATGGCGTGCTCCCACTCTAGAGCAGCAGCTGAAGTATGCTGGTCAAAGCGGGCATCAAACCCGACAAACACAGGGTCTTTAAACCCCTGCCAGTATGATCGGATTACACTGGCACGTTTCCAG